AAGCGCTTATCGAGGCGTCGAGCCTGACGCTGGAAAGCGCGAACTACGCGACCCGTACGATGCAACTGGAGCGCGGCGCGGTCATCCGGTTTTTCGTCGTTCAAGACGGCCTCGACATGTACAAGATGGCGGGCTTTCAGTTCACGCAGATGATGTTTCTCGAAGGCCGTACGCCGTTCCCGTCACAGGTTACGGAATATTTGCGCCCGATGCTGCGCAGCCCGTACGTGCCGGCGGAAGAATTGGTATGGAGTGAATACGTAGTCCTTTAAGGGAGTAGGTACTATGGCGAACGTCTGTGAACTGCGCGGCGGTAAGGGTTGTACCAACCGCCTTAATTGCGGCTTGCGGTCCACGGACCCGCGCTGTAGGGGCTACATCATGGCTCCTAATGCCCCTGTCGAGACGCCGCCCGCGTCCACCGATCAGACAGCGACGCCTACCCCGTCGAGTACTATCGACGTAAACGTTAACCTGCCCGGCGTTGGGATAGGGATCAAAATCTAGTATGGCTCTACAGAACGGCCAGCTTGAACGCATGGGCTTCCAGATTTGGGAGCCGCAGCCGGGGCCGCAAGCCTTGGCCGTTGGCGCGCACTTCGTTGACGAACTACTATTCGGGGGCGCACGCGGGGGCGGTAAGTCCGACTTCCTGCTAGGTGACTTCCTACAGGACATTTCGCTTGGCGCGGCGTGGCGGGGTATTATCTTTCGTCAGTCGTATCCGCAGCTAGAAGAACTGCTAGCCCGCGCCAAGGAAATGTACTTGCCGCTAGGCGCGATATACAAGGTCGCCGACCGCACATTCGTATTCCCGTCCGGTGCGACGTTGAAGCTACGTCATCTGGAAACGGAAAGCGACGCCGACGTGTATCAGGGCCATCAGTATACTTGGATCGGTTGGGACGAACTCGGCAACTGGGCTAATTTAAATGCATACAAGAAACTAAAGGCGTGTCTGCGTTCGGCGCACGGCGTACCCAACAAGCGTATCCGTTGCAGCGCGAACCCCGGCGGTGTCGGACACCACGCCGTAAAGAACTACTTCATCGATCCCGCACCCCTCGGGATGGAACTTATCAAGTCCATCGATGAAGACGGTACTATTACAACGCGCATGTTCATTCCGTCGCGCGTGTACGACAACGCTATTCTACTGGCGAACGATCCGCAGTACATTGCCCGTCTGCGCGAGATTGGTTCTCCGGAACTCGTCAAAGCTTGGTTGGAAGGTGACTGGAATGTCATTACCGGCGCGTACTTTCCGGAGTTTTCGAGCGACAAGCATGTACTCGAACCCTTCGCAATTCCCGATCATTGGCTTCGCTTTCGCTCTATGGATTGGGGCAGTACCTCGCCATTCTGCGTACTGTGGCATGCCGTGTCAGACGGTTATCAGATACCAGATGGTCCGTTTATTCCATCTGGCGCAGTAGTTACGTACCGCGAATGGTACGGCTGCGTACAGGGCAAAGTCAACGAGGGCCTAAAGTGGACCTCGAATCAAGTCGGCAAGGGCATCGTACAGCGCGACCGTAACGAAAAGATATCGTTTGGGCGCGCGGACCCTAGTATGTTTAAATGGGATGGCGGCCCTTCGCACGCGGAAAACATGGCGAAGGTAGGCGCGCAGTGGAGCAAGGGTGATAATAACCGGCTTGCCGGGTGGGACCAGATACGGGACCGGCTATGCGGAATTAAAGAACCTGTATCCGCCGCTGCGAAGGCCGCGCATACGTTGATGGCCGCGCCGACTGTCATGTCCGGTACGCTTGAAGAAATCGTCATGGCCGGCATGGCGAAACAAGCTGCGCCGATCCTAGACATTGAAGTACTGCCCGATGACGAAAACATGGTCGGCACGCCTATGTGGTACTGCTTTAAGACGTGTACCGCTCTTATCCGCACGCTACCTGCGCTACAGCACGATATGACCAACCCGGAGGACTGCGACACAGACGGCGAGGATCACGCCCCTGACGCGCTGCGTTACGGGTTGATGGGTAGGCCGTGGACCCGCCCCAAGCCGTCGAAAAAGCAGAGTGGGGAGATATTGCTGTTGCAAGAGGCCACGCTTAATGACATTTGGGACGATCATTTCGCGCATCTAGGCACGACGGGGGTTTAAATGGCACGACGGGGTACGCAGCAGGCGGTAGCGCAGGACGCGGCGGAGCCTGCAAACCGTCGTACTTTCTGGTACGATCAGATTACCAAGGCTGAAAAGCGGTATGGTATCTTTCAGCGCGCCGGAAACCTCGTACAGGATCGTTACCGCCTCGAACGCGAGAATACTGAAAGTGACGTGTATCAGGATCGTTACAACATCCTGTATTCGTCTACCGAAACCACAAAGCCGTCTTTGTACGCGCAGACGCCGAAGGTACAAGCTACCAAGCGGCATCGCGACCGCGAAAACGAGTACCTGACGCTAGCTACCATGCTGATCGAAACCGCCGGGCAGTACGCCTTGGAGGAAGTCGATTTTGACGGCGTGATGAAGAACGTAGTACAAGACTTCCTGTTGCCCGGCATGGGCTGCGCTTGGGTTCGGTACGAGCCAAAGTTTACCAAGCGCGGCGCTAACGACAACAGCGAAGGCGATGACGTACTAACCGCCGAAGGCTTGGACGTTGATTACGTCCACTATAAGGACTTCATTACCGGCGTTGGCAGGACGTGGAAGGAACTGCCGTGGATCGCGCGCCGCGTGTACTTCGACCGTTCCAAGGCAAAAGCGCGGTTCGGGCAGGAGGTCGCAAACAAGCTTGCGTACTCGTATCGCCCCGACGACGACGGTAACGGTAATCGCGACTTCGCGGGCAGCGGCGGCTTTCAGGCCATCATATGGGAAATTTGGGATAAGACCAAGCGCGAAGTCGTTTGGTTCTCAATCGACTACGCAGACGACGTACTTGACAGCAAGCCGGACCCTTTAAAGCTAAAGGCGTTCTGGCCATGCCCCGAACCTATTCGTGCGGTATGGACTACGCGTACTTTCATTCCCAAGGCGTTCTATACGCAGTATAAGGCGCAGGCGGAAGAACTCGACAACATAACGGAGCGCGTACGGTTTCTTACGCAGGCGCTAAAGCTGCATGGCGTGTACGACGGTTCGCAGACGCAGCTTGCGCAGCTACTACAGGCTAAAGGCAATAAGCTGATACCCGTAGAGAATTGGGCGCTATTTGCGCAGCAGGGCGGCATCGCCGGATCAATCCAGTTCGTACCGATCAAAGAGGTAGCCGAAGTACTCATGTCGCTGCTACAGCAGCGCGACGTGGTGAAGGCTGAAATATACGAGATTACCGGGTTCTCGGATATCGTACGTGGCGTGTCCAAGGCGTCGGAAACGCTTGGCGCGCAGAAAATCAAGTCCGATTGGGCCGGCGGTCGCTTGCGCGACATGCAGAAGGAAGTACAACGCTTCTGCCGCGATATCATCCGTATTATGACGGAAATTATGAGCGAACAGTTTAGCGAAACTTCGCTAGCGCTGTACGCTGGTTTCGATCCGCCAGAAGTTACCGATGAAGAGCAGGCCGCAGCCGCGCAGTACGTTGCAGGCATGCAGCAGTATCAAGCGGCGCTTACCATGCCGCAGGCTCCCGGAGCGCCCCCGCCGCAGCCGCCGCAGAAGCCCGGCCTTACCGCGCGTCAGCAGGCAATGCAGACGTTTCAGCGTACGGTACAGTTGCTAAAGTCCGAAAAGGAACGTGCGGCGTCAATCGGTATCGAAACCGATAGTACTATCATGCCCGACGAAAGCGCGGAGCGTGAAGACCGCATGCAGTTCCTTTCGTCGGCGGGTGCGTTCCTACAGCAGGCCGGGCCGATGGCGCTACAGTTCCCCGACATGCGCGGGCTGCTTGGCGCTATCCTTATGTTTACCATTCGTACTTTCCGCGCGTCGCGTCCGCTGGAGAAAGAGTTCGAGGAGTTTACGAAAAAGCTTGCCGCCGCACCGCCGCAGGCCCCGCCGGGTAGCGAAGGGCAGGGCGGCGATAACGGCCAAGCCGCTGCGCAGGCGCAAGTACAGGCGGAACAGATGAAGCAGCAGGGCGCGCAGCAGACTGCGCAGATGACTGCTGATGCTGCGAAGTACAAGGTTGATACGGACGCCGCGATCAAGCGCGAACAAATGCAGATGGACCACGAGTACCGCATGGCCGAGATAGCGATACGTCAACGCGAAGTAGCGGTGAAGGAAGCCGAACTAGGCGTAAAGACGCAGCAGGCAAGTACGGACGCTCAGCTTGCGGCTAATCAGCAGCAGCACGACCAAACGCTAGAGGTGGCAGAAACGCAGCACAGTCAGCAAATGGATCAGGAGGGGCTAGTTCGGCAGGATCAGCAGTTCGAGGCGGGCCGCGATGACGCAGACCGCACTTTCGAGCAGCAAGAGGCCGCAGCAGCCCAAAAACCGGCTTGACGTTTAAAGGGTATTAGGGCGATAAGGCGCTATGGGGTTCCTAGGCGACATTTATAAAGCACGCGGCGAGGCGATGGCCCGCGAGGGTCATAGCGCGCGCTTGACGATTATCGGTGACAAGACGCCGTACTTGTCGCCGATGGATCGTTCCGTAGTTGAAGGACGTACGGCGCACAAGGAACACATGAAGCGGCATGGCGTCATGGAAGCTGGCGATATGCCGCTAGGCGTTGGCCGTACAACCGAAAGTACGCCAATGGGGAGCGTACGTTCGGATATTCAGCGCTCAATACAGGAGTTGAAGAACCGATGAACTACGCCCGTCGCCTTGGTGCATATCGTCCGTCCGTACGTCTCGGCAAGCATGGCCACCCCATGCGTGACCCGAACGGCCATGATATCGATATCACGTCGGACCTTACCGATGGCAGCGACGGCGCGCTAGGGGATCGCCCGTACAACGGGCAGGCCGATCATTCGGTACCGCAGACGCCGCCCGGTACGCAGCCTGTACACGGGGACGCGCAAAACGTCAACCGTACGTCGCAGACGCCCGCGCAGCAGCCGCCGAAGGAACTGTCGCTACGTGAACAGCTTTCGAGCGCGTTCAAAGGTACGGAAGGCGAGCCAACCGATCAGCAGCAGGCGCAGTCGGCGCAGCAGGCCCCGGCGGCGCAAGCGCCAGCGCTCACCAAGGATAACGACGGCAAGTACCGCATGCCGGACGGCACGTTCGCCAGCACCGATCAGGTAGCGGCGTTCGAGGCCGCGCAGGCGGCTACGCAGCCGAATACGCAGGAACAGTCGCCCGTGGCAGCACGGATGACGGCTGTCGAAGCCCAACAGTTTCAGGCGCTCCCGGCGGAACTCCAACAGTATGTTGGACGTACAATGGAGGCTTTGGATACCCGAGCAGCAAGGTACAGCGAGTACGACCTGATCGAGCAGTCGATTTTGGGGCCGCGCCGCCAAGCTTTCCAAGCAGAAGGTTTGACGCCCGCAGTCGCTTTAAATCAGCTTTTCAGCCTGTCGGACTTTGCGGGACGCGACCCCGGTAATTTCGTACTGTGGTTCTCTCAGCAGCGCGGCCTCGACCTCGACGCACTATTGGACGCACGCGATGCGGCGACGCAGAACGTAGACCCGATGGTGCAGCAGTTGCAAGGGCAAGTACAGCAGCTTACGGGCCAAGTACAATCCTTCACGCAGCAAGGACAGCAGCAGGCGCACGAAGCCAACCTTAACGCCGTACAGTCGTTCGCAACCGAAAAGGATGCGACCGGGGCGCTTGCGCGCCCATAT